ATTTGCTATTTCTGGTGTTTATGCAAAAACTCTTTCTGGAACAGGACCTACAACTTTAACAAATAATGATGGTCCTCAATCTCAAGCTAACAATGAAGCAAGGCAAAACCAAATAATTTTTTCTGGAACTATTTCTACAACTCACATAGTTCAGTTTCCAACCACACAAAAAACTTACGGACTTTATAATAACATTTCTGGTGGCGCTGACATCACTGCAAGATTAGGTGCCACTGGCAACACTTTAACAATTTCAAATGGTAAATACAGATTAGTTTCTACAGACGGAACTAACTGGTATGATATTTTCACGCTAGCTGGTCTAGGCGAGACATGGATTAAAAAAACATCAGACTATACTGCATCAGCAGGAGATAATATTTTTGTTGATACATCAGGTGGAGCAGTGGCAATAACTTTACCAAGCTCTGCAGCTATTGGTGATCAAGTAAAATTTATAGATGCAGAAGGAACTTTTGCAACTCACAATCTGACTGTAAATAGAAACAGTCACAAAATTCAGGGATCTGAAGCAAATTTAACAGTATCAACTAGTGGATCTGGCTTTGCGTTGGTGTACAATGACAGTGACAATGGTTGGAGATTAAAGTATAACGATTAATTATGGCTAACTTACAAGATATTACGAATAGAAGTGAAGTAGGAACAATCAAACCTTGGGGTAAAGCTACAGCTCCTGCAGGTTATCTTTTATGTGATGGTTCAGCTGTATCAAGAACTACTTATGCAGATTTATTTGCTGTAATTTCTACTACTTATGGAGCAGGTGACAGTTCAACAACTTTTAATGTTCCAGATCTTCAAGGTAAGTTTCCTCAAGGTAAAAGTGGAACTACAAGTTTAGCAGGCACAGGTGGTGCAAATACAGTTACTGTTGCTGTAACTAATAACCAAGCTGCAACAAATGCAACAAACCAGTCAGTTACTATTACAGGAAGTATTGATAATACATCTATATCTACTGATCAATTAGCATCACACTCACACAGTTACCAAAAAAGTGGAACAGCGGGTACAGGTGCAGGTAACCCACCTCAAGTTGTTGGTGCTCCAGGCAATCAAAGCACAGCCACAACTAACGCTGGTTCTGGAACTGGACATAACCACTCTCATACTTTGTCTGGAACATTAACTGGTAACATTACAACATCTTTAACGGGAAATGTAACCGCGGCAGGAAATAATTCATTCTCACCTTTTGTGGTGGTAAACTATATTATAAAACATTAGGAGATATTGATGGCAACACAAATTGTAATAATCAATGGAGATAGAGTTTTAGTAGACAATTCTTTTGGTATTGACTGGGCTGATAAAGGTTCTTCAATGCCAGATATTCCTAATACAGTTCATGCTGTTATTTGGAATAATTTAGTTGGACAAAACGAAATTCAAAATAAAGATGCATCAACAGGTATGATGACTGGTAACACAAATTTAAATGCTACGAGTGACGCTGTTGGATCGACTACAATCGCTGCTTTACTTACATGGGCAGAAACTAGAAAAGGTCAAATTGAAACGGCAATAACTGCTTTTGAAACTGCTGTTGCTAATGGAACTGTTAAAGATGGTGAAACTTGGGTAGATTACGATCCTAATTACTCTTGATCTGCTTGATAATCTGAAAAAGGACCATTTACATCTACATAATGAATAAATAATTGGTGATGCCAATATTCTTTTGGCTGATTAAATACAGGTCTCCAATGTGGTATTTCACAACCCTTATATATTACACCATCGCCCGTTTTAATAATTATAGGTTTATCTCCCATACATAAAGGCCATTTGTAATTAGAATCTTTATAAAAGTATTTTAAAGTTATAGATGCACTTATTTCACATGCCTCTCTATCAAAATGTTTTTTAAGCTCAGATCCTCCAAGATAAATTCTATTGTAAGAGTATATGGGTTTTAATTTTAAATTTGTTTCTCTCTCCATAGTTGGAAGTAAATAATCAGTAATATGACTGTAAATTTCAGATGTTTTAGAGTGACTAGCTGAGGACAGTGGTACCTGAGAATCACCGACTGTAAAATTTTTTAAACTAAAAGATGTCAAAAACTCAACCATATCAAGTGAAAGGATGTTTTTGACGTATTTATATTTTTGTTTTTTTAATGAATCCATGTAATTACAGCGTGTCTATCACCATTTGTTACAGGTGTAACAGCATGAGGAAAACAAAAATTACTAGGAAAAACCACGGCACTTCCTGCTTTTTTTTTAACAATATGCTTACCCTCAAAAAAAGAAAAATCCCCACCGTCATACTCTTCATTTAAAATAAAAGAACAGCTTAAAACTCTCGGATGCAGATCAAAATGATCTACGTGTGTTTTGTACTCTCCGTTTTCTGATCCAACATAAATTAAATGTTCATAACCAGTGTCGTTTGTAGAAGCACCTGTCATAAACCACTTATGATCATCTGCGTATTTTTGTATTACAGTGCCAACTGCATTATATAAAATAGTTTCATATTTTTTATCAAGCAATTCAGCATAACATTTCCTATCATTACTATTTTTAAATGTAGTGGCTTTTCTAAAATTTAAATTTTCAGAGTTATTTATTATATCGTTGCATATATCTAAATTTAATACATTCTCATAACAATGTATGTATTCTTGTATTTCTATCATTTAAAAACTTTTTTCTTCCAAATAAGATTTTTATACCTATCAACCCACTTACTATGAAATAAATATACAAATTTAGAGTGCATTTTTTCATAATAAAAACCAGACCACGATTTCCATGAATCTCGTTTAAAAGGTATTACCTGCACCATTGGTTCGCCTTTTTTAATAAGAAATTGTTCATCTCTTTTATTAAGTATAAACGGAAAATTTATTGTATTAACGTAATCATCTGTATCAACAATTCCCGCTATTATATCAAATCTGGTTTCTACTCTGTTCATAGGTTTTATAAACAAACAACTGTATCCAGGTGGAGTTTTAATAAGCCACTTGTTAATGAATTTACCAGCGTTTTCTCCTGCTACCTTCTGCCAATTCTTAGGTAATTGAACTTGATTGTGTACACCAAAATCATCTACTTGTCTGTTAGCGGGGGTTACTGTAAAATCATTTTCAATTGGATCAACTAAATAATCTTGATCAAAAGGTATAATATACCCAGCAGTTAAAGAATCTAAAAAAGGTATGCATGTTTTTAAAGTAGGTACATGCATGTTACCATTTGCAAACCTTGGAAGTTTTTTATATTCGTCTGGTATAAACTTGGAAGCTGGCTTTGGATGAGGCCACACGTCAACAAAATTTTTATCTACCGCACAAAAAGTAATTTTTTTATTCAACATGACTTATAAAATTAAAAGACATTGATCTTCTAATATCTCCTTCTTTTTTTGTTTTAAAAGGCATAACACAATGTTGATGCCCAGCTTCAAAAATATAAAAATGACCTACTTCAGCGTTCATCCATGTAGTGCGTGAACCATCAACATCTGTAAAACCTAGCATTCCGTCTTTAAATTTATGAGGATTTTTTGAATCATCAATGTACTCAGGTATCTTTAAAAATAAAACAGTGGACCAACCAGTGTTGTCATGATGTGTATGTGGAGGATTGTACTCTCCTTCTTTCATATCATTTATCCAACAACTTAAAATTTCTAATTTCTTAGTGCCCGTATATAGATTAACTTTTTCTAATGTTTCAATATAATCATTCATACAGTCCACGATATGTTTAGCTATTTTTGTTTTTCCAATATGCTCAGTAAAACCTAGTTCAGAATCTAATCTCCCAGCTAATCTTGGACCAAAAGATTTTAAATTTTTTCTATGTTCTTCATATTTATTATTTAGATCATCAATAGCATCTAGAGGCATATCATATCTTTTTATTATTCTCCCAAATGTATATGTTCTTTCTTTCATTCTTTTTTATCACTTTCATAACACAAATTTGGTGTCAAGAAAACAAATAAAAAAATACTGTTGCAGAGATTAAAAATATGCTTACATTAGGTTCTCACCAAAATTAACAATCACAGGAGATATTATGAGCGAACAAGACTATTTAAAAGCTATTGCTGTCCTTGCTGACAAGGTGAGCAGATACCACGAACGACTACTTGCTATGGAGAGAGACTTTGAACGTCACATGAAAGATGCGTCAAATCATTGTCCAGATGATTGTGAATGTAAGAAATCCTAAGACTTAGGAGTCTGACCTAACATATCTTTTAATGATGGAGCAAATACTTTAACATCTCGTCTGATTTTTTCAGCAGTTGTTGAAGTGTTTGGATCATCTATGTCTGCTTGCATAGCTTCTTCAGATTCATATTCTTGACCAGTCTCCGTATTAGTTAATGTAGTTTCAGTCTTTACTTTGTATTTAGGAATTACTCTTCCATCTTCTAAAGTTATTGTTCCTATTTGTTCTGCAGGTTCAACTATCGGCATTTTCTCTCCAATTAATATTAAAACTTAAAATAACCCTATCTTGATTAGAATTATTTATTTGTACTTCATGTTGTAACCATGATGGGAAAAAAATCAATGAATTTTCTTTTGGTTCCCAAGTAACGCTGTGTGCTAGGTGTATAGAGGCCTCTTTAATTTTTGGGGGCGATAACACCTCAGCTTGCGGTTTTGGCTCTAGAAACACTAAATTACCGCTATTTTTAGGTACTTTTAGATAATACACTCCTGATAAATAGTTATAGGGGTGTGTATGTACGTTATTTCTAGAACCTGGTGGGTTAATCATGCCCCATAGCCCTGTCAATTCAGGAACATACTTTTCTTGCACATCCAAATGACCAAAACACTCTTTGGCTTTTAGTAATATATCACCAACGGTGCTTTTAAATTCCTCATCCTTATACAGCTCATCGTTACTATGCCAACCTCCAATATTAGATCTCGGCATACCTTTTTTATCTTGCGCTTTAATTTCATATAGTCGATCTATTAAGTGACCGTGGCCCGTAACCTCTGTCATCATAACAGGTGTTATAAATAATGATTGTAAATCCATAATATTCCTTTCTAAAGTTGACCTTTTGTAACCTCCATAAAGCTTACAATTATATGCACTTGATTAGCAGCGTTGGCCTGCGCTTTTAGTACATCAGACTCTTGCAAAACAAGAGGCTGAGATAGTAACTCTGTTGTAGTGTTAGTGGCTACACTTTTAGCTTTAAATAATTCAAACGTTGCAGATGATCTAACGACTTCTAAATCTACCAGTGTCGTGCTACCAGAATCATTACAAATTAAAATAGATTTTACAACGTCGGTTGTTGGGGGCACTGGTGGTGTAGCACCAGGATCAGCTGTAGGCACTGTCAATATGGTTGTAAGATCTGTTGACGTGATATCAACCATTGCACTTTTAAAAGTATTAGCCAAGGAAAAAAGTCTCCGATTCTGTTTCTTCTCTTATGTCTTGTTGAAAGTTTGTATTTAATAAAAAAACTATTTGTTCAAGTAATCTAATCATTTGATCA